CATACCAATAAGAAAATGGAAATAAACCCTGTGAGAAATACTTTCTGAAATTTGGAGGAATTGCAGTATAGTCAACGGTTATAGTTGCTCCCCTTTCAAAAACAGCTTCAAGTTCTCTATTTTGTTTAGCTAAAGCTTTAATATACTTTTCAGCACCACTTAAATCTGGCATTAATCCTTTTTCTATTCTTTCTATGTTATCTAAAACAGAGGCTAATTTAGGAATAGATTCCATAAAAACGCTTATTCTATCTAATAGCCCAGCGTCTCCAAATACTTTTTTAACCATTTCATCAACTGTTTTTGATTTCCCAATATTCAATTCTCCCGCAGAAAACATTTCTTGTATACTTTCTCCTAATAAATCAATTTGTTTCTTTAATTTAACATCTAAAATAGGGTTATAAGTATCACCTCCGAATTCTCTTAAAATGCTCTGTATTACTCCGTGTTCATCTAATCTTGAAAGGAATTCTTCGTTTGTCATTAAAGAAGTTATGGGTTTATCTGGCATCTTATGTTTTATCATTAAATCAGACATAATTTTAAATGCTTTACCAACCTTAGTAATTGCTCCGGGTTGAAACATTGCCATATTAAATGTATCACCCATTGTATTTGTTAATCTAAATGGAACAAACCTTCCCCAAACAGTAACTGCTTTTTTCCAAATAGTTGTATATTTAGATATATTACTTAAAACATCGGTGATAACATTTGTATCTCCAAAAATATACTTATTAAGATTAAAGAATATGTCTTTTAAAGAATAAGGAACAATATAAATTCTACCAATTTTATCATTAGTTATTCTTTCTATTATATCTTTGATATAACTTTCAACTGTATTTTCTGATAAACTACTTTTAGGAAGTAATGAAGCCATATCCCAAAGCATAACACCCTCCTCGTCTGGGTGAATAAATTTTTTAAGTGCCTCTGGTATATCTTTCATTTGTATTAAATTACCGGTTCTTCTATCAGAAGCAACCCTTCTTATAAAGTTCAAAACTTCTGGGTCTTGTGCTTCTTTTGCTGTCATCTTACTTATAATATCAGCGTCCATTAAAAGAGATTGAATTGCTTTTCTATAATTTTTAATATATTGTGCTTGGTAAGTTAAAGTTCTCATAACCAATGGGAGGTCATCTATTAATGTATTTGTTGTTCCAAATTTAGAGCGGGATTTTTCAAAGAATGCTTTTCTATCTTTAACAGAAAAAGGAACAAAAGTATTAAGAATATAAGGCTTTTTATTTAAAACCGCTTCAAATTCAGACATATGTAAGTGTGGAAAATAAAAGTTCCAAGGTTTAACTTCTATTCCTAAAATATCGCTTGCGTTTTTTAACAATTCTTTGAATTTAGCCTCTCTTTCTGGGTGCAGAACTTTAATTTCTCCCGTCATCAAGTCCTCTACTTCTCCTCTTATTTTTTTAAGGAATTCTTCGTTAATTCTATCTAGGTCATAGAAATTAAAATCTTTATCATAACCTATCTCATTTGTTAAATTAATAAATTCTCTTACTATTTTTTTAGCTTCTGGCGTTGCTCTTGATAAAGAATTTTTATATGCAATAGCTAAATCATCTAATGTTAATTCTGCTGCTGGTTTTTGTATATCAGTTTTAATATATTTTGATATATCTGGGATTTTTTTATCAGAGGCAAGCTCTCTTATCGCATCTTGAAGCATTAAAATATTTCTTGCTTCGTCTATGTGTTCTGGTCTAATGCCCTGCAAAAGATTAACTTCTCTTATCATTGTTTCTGAAAATGCTCTTGGGTGAGCGTTTAATAGCTTTTTAATACCAATATAAGCTCCGGGATTTCTTTCTTGAATTTTATTACTTACCAATTTCCCAGTAAAAAAGTCATAAGATTTTCTAAATGGCTCAAAAAAAGAGTTAGCATACTCAACTGCACCCGTTCTAACAACTTGTTTTAACTCTGGGGTTCTAAATAAATCTTTAATACCAACACTTCTATTTGTAAAGTCCATTATAAAACTACTTAATCTAGCAGCTTCATTATCAGATAAAGTTCTGGTTAATCTTTGCATTCCTTTTTCCAATATTTTATCAAATGTTTTTGCTATGAATTCTCCAAACATTATTTTATAAAATCTTTAATTAATTTAACGCCCTTTAATTTCCAAGAATTAATATATGATTCTAATCTTTTATCAATATTTTTTATCATTTTATTTAAATCTTGCCTAGTAATTTCTTCTCCATTTTCATTAGTAATTCCTTCTTGCCTCAACCTCTCTAAAACCTCATCAAAAGTCATTCCTTTTTCTGTAAAATATTCACGAATTTTATTTTCTGTTTGAGTAAAACCTTCTTTAATTTGATTTATTATTTTATTTCTGTCAACACTTCTTTTAGGATTAAAAATAGCCAAATCTATATTTAATTTCTTTGATTTTTCCATAATTGAATTAATTATAGAATCAACATCTTTTATACTTAATTTTGTTAAAACAACAATCTCATCAACGCTCTTTCCTTCTGCAAGATATTGTAAAATATTCTTTTCTGCATCAGAAAAATTTTTTTCTACTTTATTAAGTAATTTTTTCTCTTTAGAAATATCTTGTTTTTTTATTAATTCGGTTTCTGGGGTTGTTTCATCTTTTAAAGTATCTACTAATTTAAGATTTTCTGCTTCAGAACCCCTTTTTGTGCTTTTAATTGGTTGTTCTAAACTAACACCCCGAGGTTGTTTTTTTGCTTGTCCTTGTAAAAGACCAGAAAGTTTATTTCTAAGTTTGGCTCTTAGAATTTCTTGCGGGGATTTTTCTAGTTTAACTTCTTTTATTCCTTTAGTGGCTTGGTTGTAAAAATCAATAAGAGCAGCATCTACGCTTCCTAATTGATGAGCTCTTGTTCGGAGCGGTTCAATTTGTGATTTAGCAATTTTTGCTGCTTGCTCATCTGACATTATAGATTTTTTACCAATTCTTCCTAATTCCCCAAAAACCAATTCAGCTTTTGGTCCTAAATCTATTGCTCTTTGTTTTAAATTATTATAAACAATTCTTTTCTTTGCTGCATTAACAAACTCCTCCGCACTCTTATATTTTCTTGCTTCCTCTGCTAATGGTTCAAGTTCTTTAGGGATTGCTTTAACCCCCGATTTAACTTTTGATATTCCTTCTCTAACGCTTTCTGCTAAATCTTTTATAAAACTTTCATTAAAAACATTATTAAAATTAACATTTTCTTCTTTAATTCTTTTTATTAATCCCGATTGAGGATTCTCTTTGCTAATAGAACTAATAATTATTTCTTTTGCGTTTTTTTCTTCTTCTTGAACCATCTTAGCAAATTCATCTTTATCTATTCCTAATTCAGATTTAAGTAAAGCATTTAATTCGTCTGCTTTTAAGATAACTTCATTAACTTTTTGAAGTTCATCATTAGTTTGAAGTGTTTCTCTTACTAATTTATCTTTTGCAGATTTTGATATTTCTTCTGGCGTAGAACCAACTATTCCAGTTTTTAAACTAGTTTTAGTTCTTAATTCTCCTACTGAATTATTTAATGCTTCAATAAAATCTCCAAAAACATTTTTATATTTTTCATTAGTAAGCCCAAAATACTTTTTAGATAAATCAAATGCCTTTTTTTGTAAAGAATTAAGAAGTTTTTCATTGTTATTTATTAATGCTTCTTTTAGTTGTTTTAAATAAATCTTTGAACTTATTTCCGGAAGTATTAAATGAAAAACTAAAGATGTATACAATGGACCATCAAATTCATCATAACCGAAAGCAGAAATAGAGTTTTTCAATAATTCAGCATATTCTCCTTTTGTAAGTTTATCTTTTATTTGATTTAAAATACTTTGTTCATATTTTTTAAATAAATCTATTCTTTCTTTGATACCAGTAGATTGTATAAAATCGTTTATTCTTTTTAATCCATATGGGTCTAAAACATTATTCAGTGCAGATATTTTTTTAACTTGTCCCTCATCTGTTAAATGAGCAATGTTTTGCATAAAAGTAGTAAAATCTTCATCAGATATTAATGTTCTTAACGGAACGCTTTTTTCAACTTTTTCTCTTGCTTTTGGACCCAAATGTTGCATTACTTCTTCTTTTGCCCCAACATTATTTTTTACCACATCCTCAATTCCATCTATCTTACCTAAATTGCCCTCTATCTTATTTTTCTCAGCCGTTGAAGTATGAAAGTCTTTACTTGTTTGTTTAATCTCATCTGGGATAACTGCTTCTTTTACTTTCTGAGCATTGATATATTGATTAAATATATCATTGGCTTGAATATGGTCTATGTTCTTTGAAATTAAAGAAGTAACATCTTTTAATTCTTTCATTAATTGATTTATAGAATCTAATCTTTTAACGGTTAAATTAGTGAATGGTTCAGATTTTACAAGCTCTCCAAGTAAATCTTTATTCTCAAAAACAGCAGAAACTATAACATCTTTAACATTTTCGGGTAAAAAATCTAAATTATTTTTCTCTGCCTCAATTCTGCTTTGTATTTGACTAATCAATGTTTTATCTTTTAATTGCCTTGCTTTTAATAATTCTTGTCTTAATGGTTGTAAATTCTTTTCTATTGTTTGTTTAATTGTATTATCTATTGCATCTAAATCTAAAACACCCCCAAATACTTTCTTAAATACATCTTTGTTGTTTAAAACTTCTTTTACTAAGGCATTAGAATTAAAATTTAATTCAGCCAATCTTGATGTTATAGAGTCAACAGATTTCAAAATAGAATCTTTTAATTCACTAGAAAGAGAAGCTTTTTCTAAAAGATTTTCAACAAATCCTCTGCCCCCGTCTATGATTCTTTTCGCAATTAAACCATCAGATTTAACATCTTTATAAGAATTTTTAATAGATTCAAGTAATGTTTTTACATCGTCTCTTAGATAATTAGGAACAGACTTCAATATAGTATCAGCGTATAAAGCGGAATTATTAATCTTTTGAGCGGTTTCTGCTTGAAATCTTAATGTTCTTATTGATTCGGGAGAAAAATTATCTGGCATAGCATTTACAAAAACATCGCTAAATTTATTTAATTCTCTATTAATATAATCCCCAGTTCTCCAATAACTTTTGAAGGGTTCACTCCAAGGTATTGTCTTGTTATATTCACGAGATAAAGATTTAGCTATTCCACGAGAAGCTAATAAAGAATCTAATCCCATAACAAATAATCCACCAAGATAAGGTCCTGGTGTTAGAAATTCTTTTAATATATCTTTTGGATATTGTGATATTGGAGCCATTTCTCCTGTTATAGAGGCTTCTTCTCTCCTTTTAACAGAAGCACCTATAATTCCCATTTCAATGGTTCTTTCTGCATAGGTTGGACCAAGTTTCCTTAAAAGAGTAGGAACTGGAACTTGTAATTCTCTACCGGCAATTTTTTCTACACCAGATATAGCTGTTTTTCCAATACCGCTAAATAATTTAGTAGCCCATCTTGCCGGATATTTTAATACGCCAAAATAAAATAAACTTGGAAACAATTCAATTAAACCAGCAGCTGATAATCCATAAGGAGAAATAAAATTAGTATAAGCCCCATCTAATAAAGTTGTAGCCATATTAAGAAGAGGAACATCTTTTGTTAGGCTTTTTAAATCTTTATAAAACCAATCATCAGAAACTCTTGCTATCTCTGGGTCTGGAGTATTACCAACAAAACCAAGAAATAAAGATGATAAAAAGTGATTTTTAGCTTTAGTTAAAAGCCCGGAAGACATCATTTCGGCTTGTCGTGCTAAAATATCACCTTCTTTTGAAATAGGCTGTTGTCCCGCTACCACACCAAGATTATTAAGATTTTCTGGCGAAAATAATTCTTGTAATCCTAATCTTGCCATATTTTTATTTTTTTTGTTGCGTCGCCTGAACTCCTAAAAGATACTCTATACCTTTAAAGGTATTAAGTAATTCTGTTTTTAGAATTTTACCACCATTAGTTTGAGGAGTAGCATTAAAATCAACAAAGTTTGCTATTTGACTTAAAACGCTAACCCTAGCCTCATTATCTACCGATGATATTCCCTGAGGATTTAAATATCTTGTAAATATTTCATTATAGATACCAAAAGCTTCGTCTGGATTAAGTTTTAGATAAGGAACATTATTAACGGCAGAATTTATAACATTTTGTATCTGATTCACTGCTCTAGGTATTCTAATATTTTCTGGTTGAAGTGTTGGAATAATACCAATAGTAGAACCAAAATGTGTAGTTTCTGGTATTTGATTTAAAGATTTAATTTCTCTTTTAGGTAATAAATTACTAGTATCTTTAATCTCTATATCAATAACATTTCCTTGATTATCCTTAACCTCTTGAATAAAATCTTCAACTTTAAAATTGGTTCCGTATATTTTATTTGCATTTTCTACTGCTTTTTGTGTTTCCTGTTTAATTAAATTAATCGAACTTGATTTAAGATAAGATGATAAAAATTCAGATGTTACAACCGAAGCATAACTTTGTTTTCCACCCTTTGTTGATAAATCTAAACCACCAGAAACAGCGGCTCCAACCATTTGTTTTTTAATTAAATTCCCATTTTGGTCTAATACATAATAGCCAAACTCTCCATTAGGTAAACTATATTGAAGTATTTGAGCTGCTCTTGGATTATTTATTTGATTTTTATAAGCAGAAACCAAAGAACCTCTCGGAACCCCCAAATAAGATTCTAATTTTGAAGCGGTATTTATTATTGAATTTTGAGTGTTTGTATCTAATTCATTCCATTTTTTACCACCCACAGATTCAATTAAAGACGCTAAAGTTCCTTGTAAATTCTGAATATCTGCTTGATAAATATTTGAAGCAATATTTAAAGATTGAGCTGTTAAAGATTGCCTATTTTGTTCTAATTTAAGTTGAACATCTAATAATTGATTTAATTCTTGTCTTATCGCTTGAGCAGATTGAAGGTCTAAATTAGCAATAGCAGCATCATATTGAGCAGCTAATTGATTTATAGTTAATAAATTTTTTCTTACAAAAGATTCGTAAGCATCTATTTGTCCAGAGCCAACACCAACTTGTAACCCTAATTTAGATAATTCTCCTCTTGTTAATCTTTCAAGCTCCTCTTTTGCCGTTCCAACAGTTGCTTCTTTCTGTGCTTGCAAAGCAGATTTACCAGCTTGTATTGCTGTTTGAATATCCTGCGGATTAACAGTTAAGGTTCTAATATATTGATTTATTGTATCTTGTATCCCGCCGGGTTGATTAGTCCCTCCAATGCTTGAAAATATATCTTTAGCAAGGGTTGATATTACATCAAAAGAAGACGCTGTTTTTGTCCCACCAGCAACAGAACCAGCAACTTTTTCTGGTGTTAATGTTTGTTGATTTTTTAAAGATGCAGCTGTTTGAGATATATTTTGAACTGTTTTTTGTATTTGTTCTAATTGTTCCTGTATTGTAGCCATTATTCTAATTCGCTATAATCTATAATCGCCCTTTTAAGAATTCTTGCAGAAGTTGTATTGTAACTTACCCAAACTTGTAATGCAAATTTTGTGCATTCTATTCCTAAATCAATTTCTTTATAAGATTTAGGAAGAGACGATGAAAGTAAATTATAATCTTTTTGCTGAATCTCTCCTTGTCTTTTCTCGTCAATATACCATATTTTAACATTTAAATATTGGTTTGGATTTGTGGGATTGGTGTAATATAATTTTAATTTTGTTAATTTTATCCTTTTTCCTAAAAAAATCCAGCTGCTTTTATAGAAATAAACTTGTCTTGTTGGATTTGGATTTGCAAAATGAAAGTAATAAATTTGCCCATTGCCATTTGTTGGCATTATTACAAAAAAGTTTTTATTTTGGTCATAGGCATTACCATATCTTTTTAGATATACCCCAGCACCAGATATTGGGTCAAAAGCTACTCCCGCATTATAACCAATATTAAATACTGATTTAGATAAAGTATCAATAAATAATAATTTATCCCCAACATCTATAACTAAATAATTATCAATGGAATTTAATTTTTTATAAACTCTATTGGTAGTAAATTCTATAACATTTGATTTCCTATATTCATAATATAAAATCCAAGAATCACCATTAAGAACATATAAATCAAAACCATTTACCCTTCTAACCATAACAAAAACATAACCGTTAACTGCTCTTACTCCTATAACCGTTCCCGGACATAATATTTTTTTAGAAACACCAGAATTAATATCTCCGTCCCAAAACATTAAATAATCACCACTATTAGTTCTTAAAACTATTCCTACATAAGTATCATTATAATTAAATAAAGCAACAACTCTTTCTACTGCATTATTTGTTGGTATTTGCAAAGAACCAACATAAGACAAAGAAGAATTGTATCTTCTTACTTCTTGACTACCAGTAGACGGAACCGTAGCAGAAATAAATAAATTATTCTTAAAAGATAACATAACTTTTGGATAAGAACCAGCAGTCATTGTTACTGCATTCCAAGTATTAGTATTAAAATTATTATCTAATATAGTATAATAAAATCTATCAGAATATCCACCGCTTACTATGAGTTTATTTCCAAGAGATTCTATCCAAGCACCATCAAAATCTGTTGAAGTATTTGGAGATGCTTTATAATAAGCATTAGTTGGTCCAGAATCAACAAAAACAGCAATATTGCCTAATTTATCTATTAAATAAGTAAAATAATCAGCAGAATTGTGGCTTCTAATAGAAATACCATCAACAAATTTATTCCAAGAAATAGAACTAACCAATGTTGTGTAATCTCCAAATTTTATTTCGTCCCAACCACCTAAAGAATAAGCAGGAACATCATTAGATAGTGGATAGTTATAGAAACTTCCTATGCTTGAAGTTAATGGTGTAGGAGATGAAATATTATCGTGGAGATTATTTTTCCCGTCGCTTTCAACTGGATACCCTGTTTCAAATTTAAAATTGTCAAAAATAATAGAGTTCATTGTATTACATTAAAATACGGGATTAAAAGATATGCGACTTTTGAATTATCAGAACTGCTTGATGAGGTTATTGTTGCTTGTCCATTTCCTAATGAAATAGATAAAAATCCCGGAGTTCCGGATATAGATATTCTTTGAAGCAAGGGGAACATAGAACGATTAATTCTATCATTTATTATCGTAGCGGAACCAGAAGTTAAAGTTATAACCCCAGAAACAGCACCAGACATTAAAGCAACCCACTCGTCATTATTTACAGGAAATTGTATTTTATCATCTATTACCATCTTAAACTTGGACCGGCTAAACGACCTCTATAATACATCGGTAATCTTTTTGGATACCTTAATTTATAAGGTTCTAAAAAGGCAGAATAAAAAGAATTCATAAAAGATACAGTTTGATTTTGCTCGGCATTAACTAACGGCTTATAAGCCATAGCAGCAATTCTTGCTGTCAAATCTCCTAATGAAGGGTCTGTTGTTGCGTATAAAGCAATATCATTAGTATTTTCAAATTTTGTTTTTAAAGCAGAAGTTGAACCGTCTTTTACTAAAAGATTTGAATAGTATCTTAAAACAAATCTATCAGGAGATATAATTTGTAAGGTATCTAAATTCCAAAATTGCGGTGAGTTAAAAGTAGTTTCGTTATAATCTATATTTATTTCAAAATAAGAAACATTGTCAGCGGTTGGAGAACCAACAGTTGAAGCATTATTCCAATCAAATACAAATTCATTCCAAGAATTATTATACAAAGTTCCGTCAGCATTAGTTGTTTGGGTAACAAAATAATAATTTGAACTATTTTGCCCCCATTTCAAAGTTACAGAAGTCAATCCAGTTGTATCAACCATATAGAGGTTAATAAAGAAATTACCAAGATTAACATAAGATGATAAATCAAAATTCTGATTTTGAAGTTTTAAAGTTGCTCTCTGGTTTGTAGATAAAGTTTCATCTATTTTAAATTTTAAAGAACCAGAGCCGGTTTGAAATTTTAAAGTATCAACTGTTAAATTTGTAGCATCATCAGAAACAGACCAATTAGTTGCATCATCGCAGTCGTTAATTATTAAATTTCCTCTTACTGCTAATGCTTTAATAAAAAGAGACAACTTTCCACTCTGTGGAATGTTCGCAGGTTCAATAGCCCACCTCACAACAGAACTTTCTTTTGGTTTTTTAATAATATCTTCTGGATAGCAATATTCAAATTCTACTGATTGATTAATATCTTCATATAAAGAGCCAAAAGATTCATCATAAGATAAAGAAATCGGCTCAGTAAAATCTGAATTTAAAAGATAATTTTCTTTTTCTTGTAAGAAATTAATTGTCTGTGTTTTTTCTGAAAAAGGAACACCCAATTCAGCACTTATAATATTTTTAACAATATTTAAATAATTAATTTTAACAGTTTGTTCTTCTGTTGTATCTCCGCTAAATTTACCTAAATAAACATTTAAAAGGGTTAATAAATCACTTACTGTCATCTTTTTCTTGTATGATTAACTTGACTGATATGCCTAAATTATCTTTTTTAAGAAGTTCATTAATTTTATTTCTTATTTCTTCAAGTTCTTTTTGGTCAGTTATTTCTTTATTATCTTTATAAAACATAATTATAGGAGAAATAAACATATGATATTTATCACAAAGTTTTTTATACTTTTTAAGGAATTTTTGAAGTTTTTTCTCGGAGGAAGTTTTAAATATTTTCATAATTAAATTGTATAACATTTTATTAAAAAATCAAATTATCTTCTCTTTTGTCTGTCTTTTATGACTGTTATATCCTCAGCGACTTTTGAAATTTTAGTATCTAATTTATTAAAGCCGTCTTTTATCTCTCCTTTTATTTCATCTAATTTTCCCGAAATTTCGTGTAAGTGATTTTCTGAAATTAAATCTATCTTTTCGTTCGTCTTGCGGGTTTTAATTAAAAAAATTAAAAGAACTAATAACATCGCAACCAACTGCGGGATATTTATATTTTTTTCTAAAATTTGTAATAAAATCTGTTCCATATTACATTGAAAGTAAAAGACGGCGACGATTTGCAGATAATAATGTTTCTAATGCTCCTGCACTTGAAAACGCTGGTTCGGGGGAAATGTATTTACTAACAAAAAACCAATCAGCATATTGAGTTTTATTACTCCACGGCGACCACATACCACAATACCCAGAAGACAAAGCGCTATGAGTAGTTGAAGAATTTAATAAAACAGAATAATCTGGATTATAAATATTAATTAATAAATTAGTATTATATTTACAAAAATCAACAACATAATAAGTTCCATCTGTTATAGTTTTTGTCTGATTAGTAAGATTTGTCCAGTTTCCACTACTATTAACATATACAATACTACCCAAATTACCATTATTATCTATTCTTCCTAAATATAAAGAAATAAAACTATTTGCTGTTGAATTTGCTTTTGTTATAATATTTCCAATTCCTGGGAGTGTTCCACTGCAAGCAACCAAACACCTTGTTCTCAAATTAGAGAATGTAGATACTTTATATGTTAAACAGGAAGAATAACTGCTGCTGCTTTGAAAATTAATTATAGAATTAGAAACACCATAAGTTATACCCGTTGCATCCCAATTAGAACTATTAAAAGAATCAAAATCGTCAAAAAATATAAAAGTATTTGAACCATTGCTTGCGTTTGTTGCCGATAAATTTCCAAAATAAATATAAATATCCTTATTAGTTCCTAAATCCTCTGAAACCTCAACCCAAACATAAGCTGTTCTATTTGGAGAGGTCCCAACAACTTTTTCTACCCAAAAATCTAATAAAGTTGAACCATCGCTTGAACAATTCCCGCTCCAAACTGGTTTTCCGTTTCTTCTAACATATATTATGTGATTAGGAACAGTAATATCATAAACAAATCCTTTATAATCAACCCATTCTCGTTTATCAGTTTTGTTAACTATAATTGTTTCTCTTTTTGTTAATGACAAAACATAACCTTCTTTTCTTTTGTATTTATCAAATGCTAATGTTCCTCCTTTTCTTATTTTTAAAGAGCAACTATATCCTAATTTTAAAGCAATTTCTGAAACATCGTCTGCTAATTGTTTAGAAATTGTAAAATAAATTATATTTTTACCTCTTTTGTGACCATCCCCTTTTACCATCCATTCAAATAAAATTTCTAATTGTCTTTTACTTAAGTTTTTTATTTCTGTAGGTATAAACTTGTTTTCTGCGTGTCCAAATTGATATAAATAACTATAAAGTTGAATATTACATACTTTTAATTGTTCTCTGTTTAAATGTGGATTAAATCCCCATTCTTTTAATAATTTTTGAAAAAATTCCAAAATTTTAATATCTTTTTGTTGTAACGCTACCACATATTTATTTCTATCCCTAAATACACTTCCTTCTGCCAACCAAAAACCAAAAAATTTTAACCAATCATCCATTAAAATCTTTTTGGCTGATAAAAATTCTTTTCGTCTCCATCCATTTATTCTTTCAACCTCTGGTAAAATAAACCATTTCTTTTCTATTCCATCCCAATCGGCAGAAACCTGAAGTTGATAATGTCTTGGTAAATCTCTTGCCTGAATTATCTCAAATTTTCTCTTTTTTCTTGCACTCCATTCTTTTCTAACCCACATTCTATGTTCTGGTGTAACCAATAAATCTATACTTCGTCCTTTTTGGTGAAACAATTTGCCTTTAAAATATAATTTTTGATAATCAATTGGATAATGAAACTCAATTTTATTTGTCTGTGGATTTAATGTTGCTACTCTAATCCTTATTCTTTTTTCAACTAAATCTTTTAATAAAACCCATCCATTTTCGGTTAAAATTTCAGTATCAGGAGAATAACAAAATCGCAAATCACCACCCTGATTTTCTCCTGAAGGAAAATTAGCAGATAATCCTTCTAAATGAAAATTATATCCACTCGCCCCCGAACTCTCGCCAACCTTCAATAATACCTGATAATTTGTCCCAGCACCAGAACTACCCTGAATTGTTATTTTTTTTCTATATTGCCAACCCGAAAGCATAATTATACTTGATTATTAAACGACACCAAAGCTTTTGAAGCTCCAACATATTTAATAATTATCTCCATTGTCTTATTTGCCGTTGTGGTTGTCGGTAAATCACCGCCAATTCCATAATAATGACTTCCCCAAGATATAGACCGTGCCGTGCCGTTATCTGTTAAATAAATAACAAAAGTATCACCAACAGAAGGAGAAGTTGCGTTATTTATAGTTATAGCATTAGCTAAAGCGGTAACATAGTATTCATCATAATTTATTTTGAAAGGCCAAATTGAGGTTGGAGAAGTTTGAATATTTTGACGGGGATAAGTTCTGCCATCAGATAAAAAAATCCAATCATTAGTATTAACTTTTAAAATTGTTCTTTTTCCTAACAATTCTTCAATCGTAGTTTTTATACTTAATGGTCCAGAAAATAAGACACCGGTATCTGGAGAAATTGTTACATTTCCATTACCATATTTTTGAATAGTAATTTGAGTTCCGATGGGGAATGGAACATTTGAATTACTTGGAATAGTTACGGTGCTATCCGAATTGTTAGTCATCTGAATTAATTTTCCAGCATCAGATAATTGTAAAGTATAAGAAGTTCCTGATTGAACATTAATTCCTGTAAGAATATTTTTATTCGAAATTACTTGGCTATCTGTATCTCCTACAACCTCACCAGAAGGTGGAGTTTTTGTAGCCCAGATATCTAAATTTGCACTGTGAGCCTGAACATCTGTTCCAATAACCAAGCCAAGATTTGTTCTTGCTCCGGCAGCGGTTGTTGCTCCCGTTCCTCCTTTTGCAACTGCTAATGGAGAATTTTCAACGGCAAGGTCTCCTAGTCCTAATGTAGTTCTTGCATCAGCAGCATTTGCATCATCTATTAAACTTCTACCAAAAGTAGTTAAAGTTGTTTCAGCCCAAGTATCAACTCCTGTTGTATAGATTATCTTATCAGCCGCTGTTCCTAAATTAGAAATACTATTTAAAGTTGCGTCTAATGTTATATTAGTTCTTGAATTTGCAGCATCATCAGAAGCGATTATTCCATCGCCAATAAAGTTAAGAGTAGTTCTTTGAGTAAGAGGGGTTCCTTCCTTTTGAATTGTATCATAAGCACTTCCTAAATTAATAGTTGCCCATTCTAAAGCATTACCGCTCGAATTTACTCTTAAAATTTGTAAAGCAGAACCGCCATTATTAGAATTCATCTTAACAACATTAGAAGCATTATAAGCAGATTCAGATGCTAAATCTTGTATAAATAAAACTTCACCACTAGTTAAACTAGGAGAAGCAATTTGAACTGGAACTGTTCCTAAATTATTCTGTGCCATTTATTCTTGAATATTTACTTTTATCAACCGACCATTCTTTATAAATTTTGATATACTCTGGTTTTAACCTTTTTTCTATAACAGAAAGGTCTCGTTCCCAGAGTTTAAGTTCTTTCTCTTTATCATAAAGTTGTTGGCGGAATTCTAATAAATCTTTTTGAGTATCTAACATTCTTTGAGTTTCTTTTCCAATTTCAATATTCTGCTTTTTAAACTTCTCATTTAATTCAAGAGTTTTTTCTAATTCTTTCTTGGCGGTTTCTAACTCCTTAGATAAAGATGAATAAATTCCACGAAGGTCTTCTATTTGTTCTTTTTGATTGCTTATAATTTCGTTTAAAGATAAAATTTTTTTATTTGTTTTTTCAACCTCTTTCTCTAATTCATCTTTCTCTAAGGAATGCTTTTTAATTTTTTCTAAAACACCAAATTGTTCTTTTCTGTGTATTTCTATTTTATTTTTAATATCATTTAAGGTTTCAATTAGCTCTGTTTTGTTTTTTTCTAATTCAGAAATTTCATCTTCTAATGAAAGTTTTTTATCTACTAAGGAATTTATAATTTTAGAGATAAATTCTTTTTTTTGTTCATATTCTTCTTCGGTTGCTTTTATAGATGATTTTAATTCATCAAGTTTTTTTGCTTCTTGACTTATTTTATCTGACAAAATATTTAATTCCTTTTCCAAAATATTCGATTCCTTTTGGAGGAATATTTTATCAACTTTGTTCATAAATTAATTAAAACTTAATCGCAACCCAATTAATTGTTGTATTAGAAGCGGGAGGAGAAGTGCAGTTAATTCTAAAAGATGAAGCAGTTTTGTTTGAAATGAAAATAGTTAAACCAAGACCAACAACTTCTGTTAAAACAGTATAATTCGCATCTGGCATTAAAATAGAAACATTAACAAAAGTAGTTCCAGAATTTATAATCGCTGAACCACTTTGCATTATTTGGTATCCACCCGGACTTGCAACTGGATTTGAAATAGCCATATTAGTTAGTTCTTAGAGCGAGATGGATATTTGTTAAAGAACTTCCAGTGTTAGTTCCATCGCCCCAAACAATGACCTTTATTCCGTCATTAGCGGAAATAGTAAAGTAATAATCATAATCTCCGTTTGCTGTAACTTTTCTATCAACAGGAGAAATTGTTTCAACAGAACCAGAAAATGAAGATACGGTTTGAACAAAAGATATAGAATCAGATACTCCTGCGGTATAAGAAAAGATTTTAAAATGAACAGCGGTTAAACTTCCTAATGTAACGCTAAATCTTAAATTTCCTTGCGTTTGAGATTGTAAATATTTAACCAATTCATCTCCGGGTTTAATATCTATTACAGCAACAGCATTGTTTTCTCCAACCGGTATCGGAGATAAATTATTTGCTTTTAAAACAGTGACATCACTTTTAAACTGAATTGTTTGCATATTATTGTTTCTTTGGACGACCTTTCTTTTTTGGTGCTTCTTCTGTTTCTTGAGTTTCTTCTTGAGTTTCTTCTTGAGTTTCTTCTTGAACTTGTTCTTCCTTTGCTTTCTGTGCTAATTTTCCATATTCAGCACCTAATTGACCAAAAGAAGCAAGCCAACGATTATATTGTTCCTCTGTAATTACTTCGCATAATCCATTAAAAGCAGCAGTAAACCTAAGAAACAGCATTTCATCTTTGAATTGTTTGCAAGCACCTGGCTCAACTCTTAAATTTGTTTCCGGTTCAATTAATGTTTGGTCCGAAGTATTTTTTATGTAATACATTTTTTTTAAATTAATTAACGACTTTTTTAATTTTTTTTAATTTTTCAGAAACCCCCCGCTGGGGATACCAGCGGGGGGATTAATAACTAGTCTGTTATCGTAGAAGCATCACCAACTGAATGAACTATCCCTCTGAAATCAACTGTTCCAACTCTCCATTGAGCTTCAACATCATAGACATATCCTTTGACATTTTCATCAAACCAATCTTCTGGTGTAATATCTTTAAAGACAACTTGTCTGATTGGAGATGATGTTCCGTCTACTAATGTCCACTGAGTTGTGGAAATAATAAACGGAGAAATAATAACATCATAGATACCTCTAAAGATGTTAGCTACAAAGTTTGTAGTATATGGAGTGTTATCAGTTAAAGCAATTTCTCTTGCTTTTCTTGCTAATGCCGGATTTACAACTAAATACTTTTGGGCAGAGAAGTATGGCATTGGTTTGCCGGTATCATCTTTTGTGTTGTATCCCAAAAGTAAAGCTGTTTCCAAAGCATCAACAGATAAAGCAGGAGATGATGCTAAACAGTTAGAAACTGTTCCGCCACCTCTTAATGGGTGAGCAACGGAAGCAATTTTAACTCCATCATTGTAAGCAAATAATTGATTTGGTAATGAAGCTGGGGCTGTTCTTAAATTATTGAACAAATCCCAAGTATGCTTTGACAATGTAAGAGTAGCTGTAGCCAAGAGCTTAGAAGCTTCATCTAATGCTGAAGCGTATTCTGGAGCTCTTTTTTCTACTGCTTCTCTTGAGACCTTTATTCTTGATGTGAATTTATACGGTTGGACAGCTGTGATATATCCTGTTTTGTATGTTTTTTCTTTGAATGGTTCAAGTTCTCCGGTTGGTTCAAGGTATCCTAACAAACCAGTTGTGAAGGTGAATTCTCTTTTTTGTTCTCCTTCAGCTCCTAATCTTTGAACTAATGGTCCTAATTCTGGTTTTGCTTCGAATAAGGAAACCATATCGTATCTGCTGGCTTGTTCTTTTCCTTGGTCAACAACCTCAAAGAACTTGGCACGCATTCCCCGAAGAAACTGTGAAATATCTGAACGAACAATCATATTTTTTTATGTTATAAGACCTTTATAAAAGTTAAAGTAAGTAATTTTATGCTTGAACTGATTGAGTGAAGAAACCAAGAATTTTGTTTGTTGATACAGCTCCTGTTACTGGGTCAATTACTGGTCCTAAACTAAAAACTTGTTTAGGAGAACCAGCGGCACCAGCAGCAACATAGCTGTTTTCAGCAATAGTTCTTGCATCTGCTAAATTAAAGTATCCACCCGGTTTATTAGAACCAGTTGTTGTTCCTAATGTAGCATTGACATCAAATTCCATAAGAAAACCTTTCATAGATGGAACAATCATTGCATAATATGTTGTATTTGATGCTCCGGTTGTAACGCTTTTTAATTCTGTCCCATCTGATGCTAAAAATGGATTTCCATCTTTATCAACTATTTGTGTTACAACACCAACAACATATGCTGTTCCAGCAACTTTTGCTGTGGCATTTGTAAGTGTTCCAGCAGTAGCAGCAGCATCACTAAAAGCAACAGCATCACCAACATTAACAGTAAGAGATGAACCTAATAAATAGGGTCCAAGTTGAAATTCTCTGTAACCCTGTTGTTTAACGCTAATCATATCTAGAAAATATTAAAGACCTTTACAGAGTTTTAAAAGAAATTTAGTAATTTAATTTTTTAGCGTTTTTTGTAAGGAATTCTTCTGGTTGAGCCTTTTTCATTTTAAGTAATGTTTCTGGTTTGATATTATATTGTTTAGCTAAAAGCATTTCCTCCGGTGTAAGCGTTTCTGTATCCTGTGAAGGAGAATAATCAGAACTGCTTGATATATCTTGCTCAATCTTATTCTGTATATTTTCTTGAACTTTATCATTGAACTGCTCAATTTTTTTGAGCTGTTCTGGGTGATTCAAGAGATATAATGCAGAAAGAATTCCTTCCATTTTTTCAACAGAAACAACATCTTTATATCTTGCAGTAAATTCCGATATAAGTTTCTGTTTGTCTTCATCTTGAAGACTATATTTTTTAGAAATTCTGTTTAGAGCCTCATCAAGATTCTCTGATTGGAGTTTAGAAACTAAAGATTCATTTTCGCTCTTAATCTGTCTTATAGATTCACGAAGTTCATATAACTCTTTCTTTTTCCTTTCTATCTCTTTATCAAGAGCTTCAACGACTTCTGGTTTCTGCTCATCTGAATCTTTTCTTTGCTCTAAATCAGAAATTTCTTGTTCGAGTTTTTGTTCAAGTTCTTTATCCATAGTTTTTATTTCGTCCGTATGCCGACGACGCATTTATAGACCTAACGCCCAAAAGGTGGCGACCCTTGAAATTATTATAGCAAGTAATTTATTCAAGTCAAGTCAAATTATTTTTTAAAAGATTTTATTTTTGGAATTTTTATCTTTTTACCAAAAGATGATATTGTTCCAATTTTACCAACAGTAATCTTGATTTTCGGTGCCTTCATAGAAACGGGTTTTACCGTTGGCAATTTTTTCATTGAAATAGAAACTTTATTTTTAGCCATATTATTTTAACATTCCAGAGGCCTTTAATTTAGTTTTTAATCCAGAATTATATTTAGAAGTTTGTTTTTTGGATTTCTTTTCTTTCTTATTTTTCATATGTTTATTTTCTCTTTTTCGACCTTTTAGTTTTAGTTAGTTTTTTACCAGATTCAACCATATAAAGAAGTCTCATTTGGGCAACCGCCTTCTTTTTAGAAGCGTGCCTCCCTTTAATTTTTCCAGTTTGTTTATTAACCGTAAGATATTTATTTCCTCTTTTAACTATTTTGTATGGCATTTTATTTATTTATAAAACGACCTTTAAGTTTTTCAAAAATCGATTCTATATCTTTTTGAGGTTCTTCTTCTTTAACTTCAATATAATCTGGATAATCTTGTGATAAAGATTCAATCATAGACCACTCTGATATTACTCTTGCTATATCGTCCTTATTTGATGAATCACCAGAAATTAAAGAATAAAGAAGCTGATTTTTTCTAAATTTAATAAAATCTACAATTTTTGGATTTTCTTTAAATATTTTTTGCCAAAGATTTTTTATTTCTCCAAAATCTAAATTTGGAGCATCATTAATAAATTCTCTTTTAAGAATTTCTTTTTTTAATTCATTTGTTGAAAATAATTTAATTAAAAACTTTCTCATTGTAATTGTGTTAATATATCAGTTAAATTTGGTTTAATCATTGCTCCCATCGGACCAGATGTTGGACCAGTTTGTTGTGCTTGAACTAATTGTTGTGGTAAAGATTGTCCGGGTTGTCCGGGTTGTTGAAGGTGTTGCGGTTCTTTTAAGAAAAGAGAGGGGATAACTTCATCTGAAAGATAATCAGCTGGATTCTCATTATAAACCTCAAATAATCTTAATGCTACCTTCTTTTTGTCTATTCCTATATCGGGGAATAAAGTAAATAATTGTTGAATAAAATTCATAAATAAAACTTTTTTAAGTTCTGGGGTGTTTTCAACATCAAATCTCACAGAAACATCAAACTTCAAATTCTGTAAAGCATCAACCGATATTTCAACAACTTCAACTCTTTTCTTATTTTGAATTGATTCTAAGATTGATTCTCTTGCTAATTCAACTGGATTAGAAAGCGGTTCATTAGTTCCTTTTATTTTAACTTTTACAGACGATAATCCAACGGGAGTTTGAATTTGGTCAACCATTAAAACTTTTTCAAATTTTTCTTTACCAACCATTTTCTTTGTAACATCAGCGGTTAAATACTGAATACCATTAAAAACAGCAAGCCATATTTTTTGTTCTAATAAGTCCTGATAAAATAGTTTTTGTGTTTGATAAGATTGCAACTCTCTTTGTTGTCTTGAAATAATTTCAGAAGCAGAACGAGGTTGTCTTGTATTTGGTGTTGGTGGAGTTAATGGAGTAGTATTTCTTGTAATTTGGTTTTGAAGCAACAACGAAACATTGAAAGCATTCGGGTCAAGAGGAGACATCTGCAATTCTTTCCAATCTCCACGAGAAACATAAATTTTCCCGGATTCTAATTTAATATTATTTGGAACGCTATAATCATTTGTTACAATAGGAGGATTAATTGCTCGATAAACTCTATCAAGAGACATTTCAATCAAATTGTTAAAAGCTTCAACTTCATCTTTAACTAAATGCATTAAAGATGCTCCCCAAAACAAAGCCGGTGAAGTAAAGCGATAAATTGTTTTAGCAAAAGGAAGTTCTTTGTGATTCCACGGGAGTGGAGACACCATTGACTTCCTTGTTTTAGCGTTTACAGGATTTAGAAATACTCCATTAGCAAGAATAACATACTCATCTTCCTCTGTGTTGTAATAATTTATAATTTCAATTTTTTCAGAAGTTAAAATTGCTTTATCTAACATCTCTGAAAAAATAGAACTCTCTGCAAGTTTTTGTCCGGGATAAACATATTTATTAAGAGTATATTTCCCATATCTTCTCTTAAAATCAGACCAAGTCATTATTTTTCTCCAAATAAGTTCTCCTTGTTTATCTATGTCCGGTTCAAAGATTTTAGGTATAAAAATATCTAATGGGTCAATCCATATCTCCTCAATAGAATTATCTGAAATTGTTTTTTCATCAAATTCAATTTCTCCAGTTTCTTCATTAAAGTATTTTATATTTTTTAATTTTCTTTTTCTTGGGTTCCAAGAAACATAAACTATTCCAGTCCCATCAATAATTGTTTGTAAAAAGTGAAAAGCATCTTGAATTTTAAATTTAGTTCCGTTTCTAATTTTTTTAATTAAAGCATTTAAAAAAACAGCAATGTTTTGATCTAATCCTTCCTCGCCGTAAAATTCTGGATTTTGCAACAAGTTAGAAACAAAAGTTACAACTTGTTCGGCGGTATTTCTAAACTCTTTTGAAACATAGGGTTTTCTTTCAACTAATGGATTAAGAGGTAAAATCCCATTAAATTTTTCTCTTGCGGTTTTAATATATTCTTTAACAGACATTCCTTCAAACTGAGGCCAAGAAGTTGTTAAATTCGTTCTCCATTTGTAGTATTTTGAGTATACTCTTTGAATAACATCAAGTTCAGTTAGTGACGGCCTATAAATATTTTCTAATACTATTTTATCATTCTCCTGCATAATTTTTATTTATAAAAATCGACTTCATAGTTTTTTTATCTCCATAACTATGACTATTAAAAATTTGTTTTAATTTTAAAATCATTCTTATAGTTGTTTCCCAAATTTGTTCGTTTGGAAGTTTATAGAAATAATCTAATTTATATTTTCCAACAACAAAACCATTCCAAAAGAAAACATACATATTAGAAGTTTTATAAAATTTTATGTCTATATCATAATTCTTTCTTTTAAATAAGTCAATAAGTTTTTGAAGTTTAACTTGCATAATTAATTACTCTAAAACTGAAATTTTGTTTTTCAAGAGAACAACAAAGATTTTCAAAAGCAGCTCTCAAATCTTTATCTCCCGGAAAGTTTTTTGGCTTAACTTTATTGTCTCTTGCAATTTCTACAAATACTTTCTTTGTAGAGCGGATAGCGTCTAAACAATTTATAGCACTATCTTCTTTATTAAAAACTGCGACCTTTAAGAAATTAGAAGCTGCCCTCCTTCTTTCTGAATAATCTATTTTATCATCGTTCGTATCTATGAATATAGACAACTTGTAAGATTTAAATACTTCATTTAAATAAGAATCCCAAGATTTACCTATAACCTGCGGAGACATTTTAAGATTAGATTCACCGCAAATCATAAATGGGTCATTATAAGTTCTAACTTTCTCTAAAAGAGCTAATTCCCAAGATTCATACCATTGTTTATCATTTAAAGGAATATTCTTTGAAAAGAAAGGCAAAAACCAATCAATAAGATTTTTATTAGGCATTAATCTCCCGTGAGTTAAAAGAGAGTGTAGAACACGAAGTTCGCCGTCTATAAATTGAGCCCAAATCATAGCAGTGTAATCTTTATAAGCAGCAGTATCTAAACCTATATAAAGAGGGTAGTTCGGGTCATATTGAAGCGGTCTAATTTCACAACCAAAAGATTCTGGATAGTAAGCGTCCTCAACAGATATATCATAAGATATATCCAACTCAGAAGTTATAGCTTCTGAAATAGAACCTCTTTTAACTTTTTCTTGTTCATACCACTCTTTATCTTTAAAAGGATTTTTATCCCAAGGAATTGTATAAACTCTATCTTGTGCTCTTAAAGATTCTACAAACCTTTTAGCAAAAGCATCTTTATTTGAAGTAGAAATAAAAATCCTTGTAGGCGAAGCATCATACATTGCTTTAATAGATTCTTTCATATAAGGCCAGTAAAATATTTCATCGGCAATAATTATAGATGCTCTTTTTCCACGAGAAAAATTAGGATTAGAAGATTCACCTTCAATTACAGAACCATTCTCAGGATTAGAGAATTTCATATGAGAGTCGTTATTTCTTTTTTTAAACCCTTTCGGAGCTAACCACTTAGGCATACCATAAAACATATATCTTAATTTACCAAATAAAGAACTTGGCAAACGATTATCTACTTCCTCCTCTTTCCTTGAACCTAAAAGAGCGGTAAAACCGGGTTCAAATAACCATTTATGTAAAACCCAAACTAAAACAGAGTAAGTTACACCCAAATCTCTTGATTTCTCTATGAATAAGTCACCGCCTGTTTTATAAACTTCATCTAATTTTTTCCAAATATCTATCTGATAATCAAAAGGAACCAAAATAACATCTTTTGTAGTTTTTCCTCTTGGTTCATAAACCATTATACATTTCTTAGAAAAATCAACTATATCTTTCCTAAGTCTATTCCACCACTCTAAACGAGTTAAAGCATTTCTAAAATCAATATTATAAAAAGCCAGCTTTTCTTTAGCCGCTTTCAAATAAGTTTCACTACGAAGGTATTGTTCAAAAAGCTCTAAATTCATATTGAAGTTTCCACGAAGTGGAAATTACTTACCTTTATCCCACTTCCTTTTAACTTTCAAAGTTACTTCAGCTGTTTTCTCTATAATCTCGTCCGGGTCATCTGGGATATTCTCCATCTCTGGAGGAGAAACAAAATTTGAAATCCCTAAAGTTATATTGATAAAGTGATAAGCTTGCACCAAAGATTTTAAAGTTGAACCGAGATAAGGTAATTTAGCTTCCTCTATTTTCTTTGAATTCATAGCATCAACAACCTGTTGTATCTTAGCCATAATATCATTTAAAATTTTAGGATTTCCTTTATCATTTTCAGCAATTGCTAATCTAACAGTTCCCTCTGGAATGCCCATTAAATTACCATCTCCATTATCTAATTTAACTTCTGACCGTAATTCTTTTTTAGCGTCCCGTAATTTCTTTTTCATTTCCTTATAACCCTTCGGCAGGGGTCTCATTTCCAATTCCTTGCTCATCTCTTTTTTGTTTAATAACAACGAAAATATTATTGCGGTATCCCCAAACTCCAAAAATTTTATTAATAGCAGAAAGAGTTTGCCCGCCCCGACCTACTATATGATTTAATTCAGAAGATTTTCTCGGAAGTAATATCACATAACCATCTTTCACCGAGCGGTGTTTCTCAATAGTGAAATCTAAATTAACATCTTTCCCGAAGATAAATTTTATAAACAAGTCAAAAGTTTTTCTAAGTTTTTCTTCCTGTTCCATTTGATTTTATTATAGTTAATACTTTTAAAAAGTCAAGGAAAAAGTCAAGAAAAAAAGCCAAGAATTCGGGATAGGGGAAAATAGACAAATATTTTCTGAATAAAGAGATTAAACAAAGAATTAAGGACTGAGAAATGTCTTGCATATTTTCTGGAAAAAAAAGATTAGAGTAGTTGTTAAAAGTTCTATATATTTTCTAGGGTTCAAAGTTTTAATTTAGAAGTTAAAAAATATCCTATATATTTTCTGAGATTTAAGGTTTAAAGTAAAATTTTGGTTTATAGACCGAGAAATGTCTTGTATATTTTCTGAGGGGTATCTGTCTCCGTTTTTCCTCAAACCCCAAAGGTATCCCTCCCCGTATCTGTCGTAAAATGCATATTTTGCGACACTTGCAGATTGCCTTTTAAGCCTTGTTTTATAAGAGTTTTTTTAAACTAAAACCTAAAAGCCCTAAATTTTAGAGTTTTAGGAGTAAAAGCCAGGAGCCAAAAGCCCCGCGTTCTTATATTTCAGGAGCAAAAGTCAGGAGAAAAAGCGAATTTAAAAACAAATTTTAGAATAAAAAGCGGAGGATGCCACTTATAGCCCTCCGCTTCGCTTCGTTTTTCTAACTCACCGCTTTTTTGTTTTTTTTTATTTTAATCTTCTAATCGTTTAAGTCTCGAAAAACATCTCGGACATACTTTGTCGCCTTCATCGTCTAATTCAAACCACCCCCACTCATCTGACGCATTTTCATTCTCATATCTCCCACAATACACGCATTGATTGTCATCATAATATTTTTTTTCCATTTTTTTATTTTTTATTTTGACGACCTTTTATTTTTTCTATAATATAGATTATAAGACTTACCAATACCGCCAAAACTACAACCGCCCCGTCTTTTATTTTTTCAATTATGTTATTATCTTGCATTTTTTTTATTTTAAGTAAATAAACCACGCAAAAAGCCATACTTCTATAAAAAACAACAACAACGCTAAAAATTCAATTATATTGATAATGCTTGTTTTTTTAAATTTTCTTCCATTTTTTTTTATTTTTTTTAACCGACCTTTATATCTATAAAATTTTTCATTTTTTTATTTCCTGTTTAAATCCCACCACAAGATTAGGCAAGTTATTACAAGTCCGAAAAACAAGCCCCAATCTTGCGGATGTGTTAAATTCCATTCAATTAGCAATGCTATCTTATAAAGAGCGTTTGCAATTCCTACTATGAAAAGACCTATAAATAACTTTTCCAACATATTTTTATTTATAAGGATTTCATTGTTTTATTTTTTTATGTTTCCTTTTTAAATTCTAAACTATCTGCTTTTAAAAAAGTCAACATTGGTTTAAATCCCCAAGCCCTCGCTCCTTCTACTGTTTTAGTTTCGTCTGTTCGATGGTCTACTCGGAGCAATCCTTCTTTTTTAGTCGATGGACAAATATACTTCAAAAATCTACCCGTCCAGCCGTCTTGTCTAACCTCTAATACTTGATGCTCTAAAATCTCGCCGTTTATTAGCAATCCTTTTCTATCAAGGATTTTCGGTTTTAGTTCCGCTAAAATCTTATCCCAACCATACAATTTCAAGGCAACTATTTTTTGCTCTTGATTTTTTATTTTTAAAATATCGATAGCTGAAAGTTGTTTATTAACAACTCTTTCCCACAAATCTTTATTAAATTTTACCCCGCTTATCCAGTAAGTTTCCTTATCGAGCCATTTTAGAGCGTAACCATTAAGATTGTGCAATTGTTTGCTTTCACTCAAATGAACTTCTGGGAAAGGCAAAATATAAAGTTTTGTCTTTGATATCCAAATATAAGCATTGCCCGCTTCCACAATTTTTCTAATTGCTTCTATTTTATTTTTATTTTTTTGCAAAACTTTTAAATTTGGATAAAATTCGTTAATGAATAAAACCCAATTATTTTCGTAATACTCCCAAGCTTCAGACCCCAGTCCAAACCCCAATTCAGACCTTAATTCAGACCACAATTCAGACCTTAATTCAGACCTTAATTCAGACCACAATTCAGACCTTAATTCAGACCTTAATTCAGACCTTAATTCAGACCACAATTTAGACCAGAATTCAGACCTTAATTCAGACCCCAATTCAGACCCTAATTCAGACCACAATTCAGAACACAATTCAGACCACAATCCAGACCTCAATTCATACCCCAATTCAGACCATTTTTTGATGATTACCACCCGTCGTCTTTTAGACAAAACACCGTTCAATTCATTTACAGCAAACCCTAAATTCTCCCTATTTTTACCAAGCATTTGAAATTGTTTTCTCAAAAATTTAATTCTTTGTTGTTTTGTATTCATATTTTTTTAATCAATTACCTTTCTTAATTCTTCTAATTCGTCGAACTCTCTTTGGATGTCTTGAATATAAATTCCGGGTTGAAGAACTATTGGTTGGTGCTCTTCGTGCGTAATAACTGCATTTCCTTTTTCTATTTTTAAATAATGACGACCTTCGCTGTCTTGATATATTTTAATTTCGGTTTCTGGTCTCTCTTTAACGATTATGTGCCGATGACCAGTAGTTTCCCCACGGGCTAACACATATTCATCTCCTCCAACCTCGACTAAATTTTGAGGTAATTCATCTATTGGAACTATCCCCAAGTCTCCGTGTCTGTATAAAATTATTTTTTTCATTATAGTTTTAATTTAATTTAACGACCTTTAATTTTCTCCAAATCTTGTTTTAAAAGCATCTTCCCCCCAATAGACCAAAAAAAGTTCTTTATATTCTGCTAATTCCTTTTCAGTCATCCATTCAGTTAAATCTATATCTGATTTTTCTAAAAACCTGTTAATTGCTTCCTGCTCTATTTCATTCATTCTTTTTATTACAAGTTTATCTATTTTTTTCATTTTAATTTTAAATTAACGACCTTTCACTCTTTATAAAAAAATAAACAAAAAAATCCCCCACAAAGGGGGATTTCCAACAAGATTAAGCAAGATTAAGCAAGTCTAAACACCCAGTTGTTTCCACTCCGTGGAATCTTCTATTACAACCCAAAATTCACCAATTTTTATTGCTTTTAATTTATTTTGTTTTATTCTTTTTAATACTGCTTGCCGTGTTATTCTTTTCTTTTTAGCGTACTCTTTAATTGAATATAATTTAATCATCTTAGCTAAATATTGCTTCTAAAAATCTTAAAACAATATATACTACGAACAAAATCGCATAAAACCTCCATATCATAGCCCAAAATAAACCGAGCACGGTGAAGTCTTTTTCTGATATTTTTATATTAAATTTTTTCCAGAATTCTTTCATAATTTTTAACTATTTTAATTAAAGTCGACCTTTATTCTTTAAGCCATTTTTTTATCCAAGAATCTAAAATTCCTCTATTGTGTATATCTAATCCCCACTCGTATTCGTGAGGATGTTCAGAAAGACAATATCTTTTAAATTTTTCAATAATATAATCAGGGTGTTTTTCAAGAATACCGCCATCATTTTGCATTAAAATACAAAAAGCTACTATATTTTTTATTTTATTTTTAAATTCTTCCATATTTATTTAATTTTTAATTCCGACCTTTTATTCAAAAATGTATAGAAATACCAAATCCCCTGAATGGAATTCTTATCCAAAAACCTTTATAACGTGCTGTTGTAATGGACATTCCTATTTCTGGTGGTTTTATAATTTTGAAAAACCCCAGATGAAATTCGAAAGTATTTTTTTCCCAATAAACCGGAACAAAACCAATTATAAAATTCCATTTTTCGCCATAAATATGAACAGTATTATCAATTATCATTTCTTAATAGTTTTTTTAATTCAAAACGACCTTTGAATTTCGTCTAATATGTTATCTAATTTTTCTAAATATTTATAAATATCCTCTATTTCACTTTCTGTAATATCTTGTTTAATATAAAGCCTTAACCTTGAAACAATGACTTTCATCATATTTAATCTTATATCTAAATTTTTCATAAAATCTTCACTTGCATTTATCAATCCTACATCTAATGTTTCTAATAACATATCCCTTTGACTTAACAATATTTTAGCTGATGATAATTTTGCACCGTGCAAATTCGCTCCAGATAGATTAGCCCCTATTAAATTTGCCCCAGATAAATCTGCATCTACTAATGTTGCCTCTGCTAAATTTGCTCCGGACAAATTTGTATCAGAAAGATTTGCTCCTAATAGATTTGCCTCTGCTAAATTTGCTCCGGACAAATCTAAATTACTCAAATCAACTTTAATCAAATTAGCCCGATATAATTTATCTTTATTTTTTTCAATAAATTCTTGAAAAGTATCCGCCTCACCTTCAACAATTACTTCTCCTGTATAAACTTTTTTAATTTGATATTCCATTTTATTATTTTATTTTCCCCGACCTTTTACTATAATTTAAATTTAATTTTAAAAATTTTACATTCGTGTTCCCCTTTCCACTCTTTTCTCCCCCAAACAGTTCCAAATTCATTTGGTTCATTAGTAATATATTTTTTAATAGCTTTTTCCGCTTCTTTTTTTGTTTTAAAAATTCCAATTACAGAACTTGCCTCTCCGCACTCTAAACAACCAATATCAAAGGTTAAATAATAATATTTTTCTTTTTTCATAATTTTATTCTCTTTAGTCTTGATTAAGTTCTAACGACCTTTTTGTTTTAACAATGGAATTTTAACTTTTATAGCTTCCTGAAAAACAACATTATTATGTATAATTTTTTTTTCTAATAATTTAAGCATTTTTTTAAAATCTTTTTTAAAATTATTTACTTTTTTATTAGGTAAAATAAATATGAATATAACATCAGTTAAGCGATTTTCATAAGAAAAATCAAAATTATATTTCTTTTTTAATTCTCTTAGAATAGCCCGCAAGTTTTCTGTTCGAGAAACAAAAATACTACCATTTCTTAATGAAATTTCAACCTCTTTATTTAAGAAATCAAACATTCTTATCGTCAGAATTATTTCCATATATTCTATTATGTTTTTATCACCTTTTTCCATAGTTTTAATTTACTTTCCCGACCTTTTTGTTTTAAAATTAAAAATCCTTAGTTAGCTAAAAATTTTTCTTTAAGCTCTTCTAATAAATCACTAAAAACAACAAAACTTTTTTCAATACCATTCCTAAAATAAATTACTTTTTCTGGTGATTCTGGTATTCTATAAATAGCTTCATTTCTTTGAACAACACTTATTTGGTCCAATTTTAAATCTTGCAATCTTTTATTATATTTATCATATAATATTTGTATAAATCTTCTTAAAATTTCTTTTGCCTCTTTTTCTACCTCTTCTTCAAATAAATCCTTTTTAGATTTTTCTATTTGCTCTTTTATAATTTCTTTAATTTTTTCATTAATTATTTCTCCAACTTTTTCATTTTGAATTATTTTTTTAAATTCATCCCTATTAAAAAATCCCATATTTTTTTATTTTTCCCGACCTTTTTGCTTTAAAAGTTCCTCGTATTTTTTTTTATAAATCTTTGCAATTTCATCTAATTCCACTTTCGTGAATTGTTTTACTTCCCGAGCTTTTTTCCAAAGTTCTTCTTCTGCTTTTTTGCTGTATTTTTTTATAATCAGTTCTCTTAAAACTTCTGGTCTTCCCCCGCCCCATAAGTTACAATTCACACATTCAGCCCACACATTGCGTTCGTCGAAGAAAACCGAATTATGTCCGAAAGCCTGTATAAAATGCCCCGCATTCATAAATCGTCCTTTGCCTTTTCTTCCGCAAACTTGGCAAGTCCAATTATCTCTTTCTTTTATGTATAAAGCAAACCATTTCCAAGCGTTTGTTTTTTTTAAAGATTTCATAATTTTAATTTAATTTTTCTAATTGAGATTTAAGATGTCTTATAAATTTATTTATTTCTTGTATTTTCCCATAAACAATATCTTTATAAGCAAGTGCGTATTTCATATCGCTATCACTATTCACTTTGACTATCTTTCTAAAGAACTCTGTTTCTTTTCTTATTTTAAAAATATCTTCATCAATCATCTTTATTTCGTCATATAATTCTTTTTTATTCTCTTCTACCCACTCAATTAAACTCTGAATATCGTCTCGACGAATTCGAAGAATAAACAATTTTAATTCCTTAAGCATTCTTGGATGCATTGGAGGAATATAATTTTCTATTTCTTTTTCCCAATTCATATTTTTATTTTTTGTTCTTCTAAGACCTTACCACAATCCACACACCTTGTGCGAGTTATCTCTATTGTTTCTATTTCTGTATTTAAATGCTTGCAACCATTCGGAGATGGAAGTTCTTTTCTTACATCCGCCCAGCGGATAACTTGCTTCTCTGGTTTAAATCTACTTATAAATTCTTTTAAGTTAGGATATTTTTCATAAAACTTTATGCTCTCATAAATCCAGCTTTTTCCTTTTTGTAAATCTTTTCCAACCCTTTCCAAAATGGAACTTGTTCCCTTGCCGTATTTCTTATAAAGAGGAGAAGTTATAATCAACCGCCCGATTTCGTGTCTTTTCTCAATCTCGTCCATCGCTTGGCTGAAAGATTTGATATAAATCACATTTTTACACTCCTCTATAAGTTCAGTGTATTCTTTTAAATCCTCTTGTTTTATAACTAATTTATTCATCTTTTTTTAGCCATATCTCCGACGCTAACTCCATAGGTTTTTTGCAAAGACAATAAAGTTCTGGAATAGGAAATCCACCCGGAACCAAAACCTCACAACCACATTCACCACAGGAATAAATCAAAAAATATTGTCTACCATTTTCTAATTTTTCTTCTATTTTTAACATTTTTTGAACCGAGCCGGGGCGTCGTTGCGGTAATTCCTAAACCCGAAAAATAATTTATAAAATCGGGACTTTTTATTTTCCACGCTCGTGGAAAGAAGTAGAACTACCTCCGAACCCCGAACGCCCCCGCCCGTATTTTTAACGACCTATTCCTATAAAAGGAGTGGCTTGTCCCCAATAAGTAGGAACTTGACCATTCCATTTTTCAATCCATCTCAATTCTATAATTTGTGGCGTATTTAGCAAAGCTTCACCCTCGATTTGTATTGCTTTTGCTTTACCCTGTGCAGCCTCAATCGCTTGTTGAGCCTCAAATTTTATCTGTTCTAATTTATTTTTAGCGGCAAGAGCCTGTTGTTCGGCTACAACCTTCGCTTCAATCGCATCATTGAATGATTTTGAAAAATCAAAATTAATAATATTAAATTCATCTACGATTATTCCTCTACTTGATAATTTTTCTTTCAATAAAGATTTAACATCTTCTCTAACTTGTTCTCTTTTTGTAATTAATTCTTCTGCTGTAAATTTAGCCGTAGATGCCTTTACTGCTTCTTGAATAGCAGGGTCTATAATTCTTTCTTTATAATCTTTTCCTACTTCTTGCCATATTTTAGAAACATAATCCGAATTGACATGAAAATTTAAAGCTATAACAGATTTTACTATCTGTAAATCTTTCGACGCGGCTTCTGCTTCTGTTTGTTCTTTTTGTATTTTGATGTCTATAATTTTAACCTCTTGAACAAATGGAATTTTAACATAAAGACCTTCGCCTAAAACCTTCCCACTCACAGCTCCAAATGTCAATAAAACCCCTCTTTCACCAGCCCTAACTATTCCAAATGTTGATGATAAAGCCTCCACAATAAACATCAAAAGAAAAAAATGTAAAATAATTTTTCCTATTTTTAATTTATTGTTTTCTTTATATTGAAAAAATTTCATGTTTTTATTTTTTTTAATGACCTTTTATAATTGATAATTTAAATAATTTACTTCCCAAAAGAATGGATTTTCTATTGCTTCTTTTTGTTTTTTCTCTGGTAAATTTGTATCATTTTAGTATTCTATTTCCTCTTCAAAATTAATCGTTGGAATTTCTTCTTTAACCGTTTCTATTTTTTCAGAAATTCCTTTTGTGTCCAAACTATAAAAATTTTTAATCTTTTTTATAGTTGTAAGTAAAGTATGCATTTTAGATGACATATCCTTAAATTCGTTTTCAGTTAACAAATCTGTTAACTTAAATGAAATTGTCCAATATGATAATTGCTCATCCTCAATATATTCAGACTCAAACCTTGTCCAATACTCGAACAAGTGTCCTTCTTTATCTATACCAAAAAATTCAAATAAATTAGACAAAGACGACCCTTTCACAACTAATTTTACAATATCTCCACTTTTCAAATAAAGATATAAAATTCTTCTTGCTCTCAATCCGGGAAATTGTTTTTTTGCATCTTGAACTGAACCATTAAAAACAGGAACAACAACATCTGAATTTTTTTGTTTTTCAAAAATTTTAATCTTATCATTGAAAGTATCGAATTCAACAGAGTTTCTGTAATAGTTTTTCGAAAACTCACCTAAACCCATTCGAACAGCCATAATCGCACCCTCGAACATTTGACCTATATTTTCTTTTTTATCTCCAGAAATTCTATAAAAAGAACCATCTTTCCCGTTTAAACGAACAATATCATAATTTGGAAGCGATGGACGAGATAAATTGTCTTCGCCCATTAAATCCGCTAATTCTTCTTTTGTAATCATTTTTTTCTTTTATTAACGACCTTTTTATTTTGTTTATTTTCTCTTATCGTTTGAAACATTGATTGTTTCAAAGAATAAAAACAATCATCGCATAACCAACCATCAAAAATTTTCCTGTATTTTATTTCTTCTGTTAGTGGATAAATTATAATTCCACCGCAGAATTCACATTTCTTCATTATAACACGACTCACAAAGACCATTTGGCAAAATATCACCTTTTAGAATCCACATTCCGCATTTAGCACATTTAAGCCATTCCCAATCTTCTGAATCGCATACAGGGCAAGCGTCCTCTGGACCTTTATGGCAATCGTGTTCCGGAATACTTACCTGCTGTAATGCATTCAAAAACGGCTGAAAATTTTTTTGAAAATTATTATTAAATAATTCTTTTTCGTTCATATTTTTTTTATTTTATTTATTGACCTTTTTTATTTTTTTTCTAAAACTGGTATTTTCGAAACATCATATCCGTAGCGTTCACATTGTTCTTTCTGCCACTCGGTAAAATAGTAATTCGGGTAAATGCTACTTTCACGAATCCATTTTTGGCATTCATTCTTTTCTTGGAGAGGTAAAGCAATATTGAAATATCCCCAAACCAAAACGTATATAAATACCCCAACAACTATTATTTGTAATATTTGTAAAAAAGTTTTCATTTTATTTTCTTTTTTTTTCGACCTTTTATATTTCAATAGAATTTACAAAATCAACTAATTGATTTTCTTTTTCAATCCATTTAATAAAATCAAAAATCTTCTCACTCCACCCAGCAATATGAAAAACTCTATCTCCTTTAATATCTTTTGTTCCGTATCCCTGAATATCAATAGCATAAACAAACGGATTTTGAATAGTTTGGTTTTTGTAATTTTTAAATACTTCTTGTGTTCCTTGTAGTCCATAATATTTTGTTTCTACCCAACTTTCATTATCTGAAAGAATAATAATTCTATCGTATTGTTTTTGGTTTTCAATTATCCAATCGAAAACAAGTCCTGTTTGAGTTCCTCCTCGAACCTGTGATTGAATTCTTTGAGAAATTGTTAAAATGGGTTCTGATTTTAAGAATTTAAATTGAGAAATGCTATTATTATAAAGAACGACATCACAATCGTTTGTTTTCATTAGAGCTCCAGCAAATAATGAAGCAACTTTTATTGGTTGTCCTTCCATAGAACCAGAAATATCTACAGCGATTAAAGTTTTTCCATCAAAAACGGGAACATTTTCCAGAGAATAATCAAGTGCTTTTGAAATTGCTTCAAGCATTTCTTGATTGCTTACATTTTCGTAAGCATTATAAAATCTAAAAGGAAGTTGTTTTGATGTTTTTACTCTCTCGCGGTTAGCAATTATTTCACAGGCTTTTCTTTTTGTTTCTTCGTCCGCTTGTTTATCAATGTTTCTCAAATTTCTTAAAAGAGCCATATAACCAATTTTTTCTTCTAAAACTAATTCTCTCCAGACTTTTGTTTTATCTTTTTCTGTTGATAATCTTGCTTCCCAAGTATCAACATTTTTTAATTTACTATAAACTAAATCTTTCCAATCTTGTTCCTGTTGTTTATTTAATGGTTTAGGATGAGTTAAATTAAACAAATCGACAAGTTTCGTTTTGTGGTTTTCTAATCTATACTTAGCCAATTGATACCTATCGAAATTTAAAAGAGCCCTTCTAATTCCTTTTTTGACTTGATTTGGCAATGGTTTACCTAAATAAGCAACTATTTCAACTAAATCATCTGGTCTTTCTGATATCTTGACGATTGTTTTGTTTACCAAACTATCACCCCTGTGATTTCTTGAAAGTTCTGCAACTAATAAATGCACAACACTTCTTAAATGAAATTCTTTTCTTGCTAAAATAGCAAGTTTAGCAACGAATTCAGGTTTAACTTTTTTAATAAGTTCTTTGATTATTCGTATTCTTTCATCTCCACTTTCGTAGAATTTATCCTCCAAAAATGTAGTTAAACAACCAACCACCAACTCCATTTCTGGGGAATGTTTATAAGCAATACCGCCTCCATAGTTCGTTGTTATATTTGATGATTTTTTTTCATTAAATTTTGACATATTTATTTTTTAAATAGGGAAAAAGCTTAAAAGAGTATTATACAATTGCTCTGCCATTGAGCTATACTACCCGAAGGTAGTAGTGGGAATTGAACCCACAACCTGTTGTTTAGAATTCGAAGTAACTCTTTTATCACTGCCCCATATCTTTTTATCAAAATACGGAGAAAATAAATAGGAGAGATTGTTGCTTTTAACAGAAGCGAAGTATCTCCTATTTTCACTACCGCATTTTTGAAAAGACCTATTTATTTTTTTAAACGACCTTTTTTATCGACCTTTTTATTATTTGATTTATTCTCTCTCTTGAAATTGTGTCGCCGAATTTTTCTTTCACTAAAACTTTTATCATCGAAAGCGTCAATCCTTTTTTCCTTAATCTTAAAATATATTTATTTCTTTTCTTTATATCTATCATATTTTTATCTTAATCCAAATTTATCTTTCTGTCAATACTTTTATTATAATTTCAGTATAGCAAATAAAATTATTTTGTCAATACCCCTCCCTGTGGATAACTTAAAACCCCTCAACCGCTCTCAAATCATAATCTACTTCTTGTTTTTCAACACTTATAGCACGGGCTAAAATCACAAGTCCAGCCTCTTGTAATCTATTCAGTTTAATTTCGCTCGGTTCTAAACCTGTTGCTTTAAGCCAGATATTCAAATCCGCTAAATTCCTTTCAGGATTTTCTTGAAAAAACTTCAATGCTAATTCCTTTGCTTTGTCTTTTGTTGATTCAAAATCTACGCCTACGCACCAAGAATAAAGTTTATATTGTCCATTCACCGAACTTTCTGCTTTTTCTTCTGGACTTCTTTTCGTTCTTTCTCGTCGTTCTCGGTTATATTGTTCGTATTTTTCTCGCCACTCGTTTTCGTCTTTCTCTTCTTGAATATATTTTATATCCGAGACCTTTCCATTCCAATTTCCTATCTGAATTGATTTATTTTTTTTAAATTGCATATAGTTATTGAATTCCTCTTGCACGAAACTATCTTCTGTGATTAATGGTTCTTTTTGACCGCGAACGAATACTTTATATTTCATTGTTTTTTGTTTCAAACGACCCTAACTTAATTTAATTTTTATCTCTTCGACCTTTTTGTTCTTGATTTAAAACTTTCCAAATATAATCGGGGTTTTCATAAAAAATCAAAGCAAACACTATTTGACAAATTCTTTCTCCGTTTTTTTCACACCATTTTTCAAGTGATTTTTTATTTTTCCAATAAAGACAACGAATATCTTCTAATCCCTCCACAAAATATAAATGTTCTAAAATTTTGTATATTGTATCTTTATCTTTCTTTTTTTTCATTGTTTTTGTTTTCAAACGACCTTTGTAAATTTTCCACGAGCGTGGAATCTCGGGGAACCCAATTAACTCTATCTATAAACTTATGAACTGTTTCCAGGGTCCATTTTTCCAGCCAGCCCTCGTTTTTCTCTATGAAGTCTAAGTAATCAAAAATACTTATAATCTGCTCCAATGGATAGCCTATAAGATTCTTGGCGGGGCGGAATTCTCGGTGGAGTCCTGCTTGGAACGCTTCTTTACTTGGAAAAGCAATACCCGTGAATTTCCAGTATAAACCTATAATTTGTAGTTTCTTATCCTTAGAAGAGATAAGTTGATTTAATTTAGATTCAAAAGAAAAAGGCTCTGTCGCGTTAGCGACATACTCTTTTTGTAATAGTTTTTCTTTTGTAATAGTTTTTCTTTTGTATGCTCCACTTTCCGAAAGTTCACTTTCCGAAAGTTCACTTTCCGAAGAAGTTAGCTTAACTTTTTCACTTTCCGAAGAAGTTTGTTTCCCCTCTATTTTATCAAGAAAAATCCTTCCTAACCTATAAAATATCTTTTTCCCGTGTCTTTTTTCTTTTGTGTCTAATATATTTCCCTGTTCATCTCTCGCTTCTATCCATCCATTTTTAATACAATTATCTATAGCCTCACTTAATGCAGTATAACCCCTTCCTGTCTGTTGTTTTAATTGAAAATAAGAAATCCAATCCTCTTTTTTTCTCATTCCTGTTTTTTCATCAATCAACCAACCAAGAGTATGTCTTGTTACTACTAACACAACCCGTAATTCCGTGTCGCTCATCTTTTTCATTTCTCCATTATAAAGTTCATTTGGTGTCGGAGTGGTATTTGGAATTGCCATTTTTATATGTTTTTATAAATTTACCGACCTTTATAAAATAAAAAACCCTTAGGGACGAGTATGACCCGCATTTCTGCGAACCACACCCGTTCCTAAGGGTTTTTTGTTTTTACGAGTGTGGTTGGTATGCTCGTCCCGCCATCTTACGATGGCATCTTTATTATAATCTACTAAAAATTTTTTGTCAAATCCATAAAAGTGCGGGCACTTAGACCTAAGACACGCACTTTTTGAGAAGGGAAAGCGGGAGGGAAAAAGGTCAATTTTTTGATATGTTTTAAAGGTCAAATTTAAGTTATCCACGATTTTAGGAGGTGTTGTTGTTTTTTGAAAAATGGAAAAAGAATGATAGAAAAACCCTCCCGCACTTTCATTGTAATACTATATTTCAAAAAGTCAAGGAAAATTCAGATACTATTACAATAGGAACTGAAATAAAATTTAGTTTCTATTAAAATAGGAACTGATGTCTAAAGTGCAAATTTTGAACTTTCCACGAAACGGAAACATTTAAAGAATTCTGGGGCGTATTCTACTTTTAAAATGCGTTTTTTGCTTGTTATTTTCCCATTAGCCCAAAGTTTATAGCCAAACTTGATGCAAATATATTTTAATCTCGGACTGCCTTTAAAAGGCAAATATTAAAAAAGTTATACTTCCTAAACATTTCCCTCAATAGTTAAACTATTGTCTAAAATTAAACAATAGACGGTTTATCCTTATACTATTAAGGGAAAGGTTTAAAAAATATAATTCAGTAAAAAAATATTCTGAGAAATCCACTATGTATTTTAATTTTGGTTGAGAAGTAAAACTCAGAACTCAGACTGACAAACCGTAAAATAAAGCCTGATGTCCGTTGTTGATTTTGGTCCAAAGATATAAAGACCTGCAAAAAACTGAATGTGCCCCTTTACTCTTTGGAATCAACAGATAAATATTTATTTCCGTACTTCCGTCTCTTCCTCTTGTTCGCTCTCGGAGTGAATACGGTCAGCGGCAACATCATATTTATCCCGCTTTCTGAATTTTATGAACGCCATCCTTAAAGCGTTCTTTGCAAAACCTTTCAGCCAAAATTAAAAATTGTTAATTTTATTATAGTTGATTTTTTAAAAAAGTCAAGATTAAAATCTCGGCTTTTTCCCCGTTTCTTTTACTACTTTTTCTTCTGGAGTTTCTTTCAGATAACAGTCTTCACAAATCCATTTGCGGTTGAATTTATCCCAATAAACAGTATTAGTTCTTTTTAGACAATTCTGACATTGGTATCGGGGGCTTTCCAATTTTTCTGACGCAGTTTTTCCAACGCCAATCTTCTCCATTTTCTATAAGAATACGAGCGACCTTTTTTGTAAATTCATAATCATAAACAAAATTTAAAATTTCTTTATCCTCTGCTTGCGGGAGAAGATTTAATTTTTTTACGGCGGGAATAAATGTGTTATCCTGAAACATAAATGGACCCCTTGAAAACTGCTTATTTGAGTCAATTATATCAATAATAGTAGAACCCCCCGATTCACAAAAAGCCAATTTATCCAGCCATAAATCTAATTCATCTTTCTGAATTTCAACCGTCTCAACCTTATTATCTATTTGAATCGTAGTTTTCTTCGACTGAACTCTATGAATCCAGCCAAAAATCATAGATAAAACTATGATTGTTATTATGTAAATTATTAATTTTCGTTTCATAATGAGCGAGGGTTTCGTGTGTCTTTCTTATAATCCTTGCTTGATTTGTCCCCTCATTTATAATTTTCAGGTATAGATTCAGAAAAGTCAATACTTTTAGACAAAGAAAAAGCCCCGTAAAATCTATATCTACGGGGCTTGTGGAAAACTCACGAGAGTGTCCTCCGGAGTTTGAAAATGTGAATCCACTGCTTTGCATACTGCAAAGCGTCAGTCATACAGGAAAAAACTTCAGGAACTTGCCAAACCCAGTTGTATCCGTTCCCTTTGGATACTTTGATTTGAAGGTAAGTCCCTTCATCGGAACGGTATACATTCTGGAAGGCGTAAACCGCAATTTTGCCGTTGTTCAGGTCTTTCGGCGGAAATTCCATTTCGCACCTCCTTGTGGCGTCCACCACTGCTCTTTTAGGATTTTGCAGCACTCTTCGTAGGACGCTGCGTTCCCGAAAAGCAAATGGTAGGCCTCGTGTTCTTTGCGTGTCTTGTAGAGGATAAATTTAGCCCCTACACTTTTTGGCGGAACGTGATGTTTAGTTCTTTTTTGGGTCATCATCGTCCCCCTTGATGCCCAAATCCCTCAAGAAGTCCAAGTCTTCTTTCTGAAGTTTTTGAGACTTCGGAAGAAAAGGTCCCGGCCTCCAAAAAGGCTTATTTTTAGGGTTCGGCGTCATCAGGATAAGCTGTTCCAGAGGAACAACAGACCTGACTTTTGCTTCGCATTCCATACATACACCTTCCACCCAGAATTCGAATCCCTCAACGAGGTAAATGAATTCTATTTGGACTCTGCCTTTGCAGTTATCAGAGTTATGGAAGGTGTCGAGCCTTCTTGCCTGCTTTCCTTCTCTTTTCATTTCGCACCTCCAAGAAGGTGATTTTCTTTACCCACCTTTTCGGGATAAAGAGAATATCCATCTCCTCACCCTGCTTCGTCTGAATGAGCCCAATTTCGTTTTTGAGTTTGAAAAAATACCCTACGGAAATGGACTCTACAAGGTAGGTCTCGTCCGGGTCAATCTCGCCGTGAAAGTTCTGGTAGAAAGCGGCATCCTGCCACTCCACAACAGCCAGTTTTGCGGTCATCGCTCACCTCCAAAGCTTGATTTTCCTTGTGAAAGTAATTCCTTGTCGTGGGTGGACAGACATCAGAACTTGGACACAAGAACCGGTAAGACCCATATTCTTGCGCACCCAGTCGTCGTCTGTAACCCAAGTGCCGTTGACGATGAACTCTTTGTCATTCCAATCCTCCCAGACGAAGTTATGGAAGTGACCAAGAGTCATTACATCAAACTGCCCGATGCTACCCTGCCATCGCATCAGTCTTTGGGTGATTCCGTATGTTGGGATATTCATCCACATTCTGATGTTGTCCCCGTGAACGAGAAGGAAGCGGGTATTTAGAACTTTAGCGATTTGAAAGAAATTCTCCGTCAGATGGAAGTGGACATTCTTTTGTCCCTTGAACTCACTGCGGAGAAATTCATAAATCACATCGTCAAAGTTCGTAGAGGTCGCAGCGAACTTCCCCATATTTCCGTGATTGCCGTGACAAGTCCAAATATTGACTTGCTTAAAATTCTGGGCACAAAAAGAGATAATGCGGGAAACAATTGGAATTGCTCCCTCAAAGACCTGTTTCTTGACCACGACATCAAATTCATCAAGGTCCAAGAAGCGTCCAATGGTCTCATTGTGTATTAGGTCACCGAGAAGGAAAAGATTGATATTGTTGACGGGGTGCGAAGCCCTGTGAATTGCAGTAATCTTCGCCAACCGCTCAATCAAAATCTCTCCCCTCTTTTTTGCGACTTCGATGTTGAAGGTCTTGGTCTTGTGTCCAATCTGAATATCCGAGATGAGAAGCACGAATTCCTCCTCATCGAACTTTCCACCTCGTGGAATCTTCGGGACTGGAAGTGAAATAGTTTTCACCACCGAAGGAATTTCCTTACGGATTTTCTCGGCAATTGCAGTGATAAGCTCCTGTTTAGTCATTACAACCTCCTATTCTGTTTTCAAGGTTCTAACTGCTCCGTTCAGGAACAGCGGGCTTAGAACTCTTATACTTCGAATTATAAATCCGCTGCCTCTCAACTTTGCAGTTGAAACATACGACCTTTGGAAAATTTTTATTTCTTGTAATTTCTTTTCCACAAATAGAGCATTTAACTTTTTTGCGAACTAAAAAAGGCGAGTTGTGAATTTCAACTTCGCCTTTAAGTTCGTCTAATGTTTTCAGAACCTCATCGTCAATTTCATATCCAAAAGTGGCTTTCTCCAAAACCATATAATATAATTCTTTATATGCTTTATTTAAATCGTTCATCTGTATAAAATTGGTAGACCATTTTCTTTGCAAAATTCTTTGAAAGAAGATTCGTCTCCAAACCAATGATATATTATCCTTGTATAATCATCGTCTTTACCTTTATAACTTCTATCTACGACATAAGCTAAACCGAAATCATCGTCTTCTATTACCCCTACTATATTTGGCATTTCGCCTCCGTATTTCCCCGAATAAGGATTAAACCTTCTGATTTTCAAAGGAAATTCTATGACTATTTTATTTTTTACTCTTTTTATGATTTCTCTTTTCATAGACATATAATCATAGCGGAGAGAGCCACCCGCATCGCCGAGTGTTGCTGTCTCCGGACTTACAGCACTCTCTCCGCTCCGCATCTATGGACCCAATTACACTGGTCAGGCGGCTGAGGCTCTGGCGATGCTTTCCTCAGCGAGACTGGCAACAACATTGAAACGAACTGCGGAATTCCTCTCAATGTTAGCGTTGCTGTCCCTCCTAATTTTATTTTTACAAAAATTCTGGAAAAGTCAAGGGGATAACTTTTATGCCTTGACTTTCGTTATATTATGTAGTAGAATATAAGAAAATCAACAAAACTGACCGGTGGTTTTTTGAGCTCCCGTATATGCAACCAGCAGGGAGCTTTTTTTATTACTCTTTTTTTAAAAAGAATTCTAAAATTGCTTTAATTCCACCACGAACAGCAAGAAAAAGAATTCCAACAACCGCACCGCTTCTTATAGTTTCTAAATCTATACTATCAATATTATTTAAAAGCACAATTCCAAATCCAGATAGAAAAGAAACAACAGATGATATAATATATCTTTTTACGGTTTTATTCATAGTTTTATATTTTAAACGACCTTTAATTTTTCCAAATTAATCCCCATAATTTATTGAACAATCTTACAATTCCACCCAAACTATCAACCCAATATCCTCTTGAAACATTATTATATTTTTTTACCCATTCAATCTCAGTTAAAAGCCAATCAGATATCGGTTCATTTCCCTTAAAACCGCAGAAATCATTTATAAATTTAGCATATAAAGCAGGATTATTCCCATCAGATGACGGAGCATAAACCCTGCAAAAATCTAAAACAGTCATAGAAGGATTGTAAAGTTTAGAGCGTCCATCGGCAGCAATGGTTAATTGATGAATTAAGGCCCTAAATCCGTTCTCGTAAGAATTGAAAACAGCAAAATTATTTTTTGTTCCCGATTGAAAAGGAGACCAGCGTAAAGCACCGGGATTATTATAAGATTTATCCATATTTTCGTATTTTTCGATTGCTCTTGCCACTCTATAAATAACTTTTTCACAATATAAATTGGGGTCTATAAATCCATCGAAACCATTATCTGAATTTAAAACTTTATAAGGAATAGGAGAAAAAGCAGGAAAATTCCAACCAAGATTTTGTGGTTCTTTCTGTAATAATCTTTGAATTTTGCGGACACTAAAATGGAGGTGTGTCCAATCCTCACCTAAAACGCTCTGTCCTTTGCTATCTTGATAACCAAGTAAATCTCCTTCTTTAACTTTTTGCCCTGCTTGAACCTGAATGTTTTCAAGATGCGAATAAGTGTATTCTAATTCGTTATCTATAATTACAACATCACCGGTATCGCTAACATAAACAACATCACCATCAGTAAAAGCATAAATAGGGTCAAGATGCCCCGCATTAATATCAATTCCAATATGTCCTTTAACTCCTAAAAAAGTATATTTCTCGAAGTTGTCTCCAAATCCCTGTAAAAATAATATCTCTTTAAGTTTTAATTTTGTAAAGTTAAACATTTTCTTCTTTAAAATCTAATATGTTTTGATAATGATATATTTTTTATTGTCTTAACGGTTGTTGAAACTAATTTGCCAACCGCCGTTAGTATTCCTTGACCAACCAATACTACTTGAGCAAATATTATTTGTGTTCCGATTGTTCGTCTCTCATATTAAAATCTTTGTAAATAATAATTATATCGACCCAAAATAGATGTTGGATAATCTATTGAAAGCATATCATTTCTATATCCCTTGCCGTCAAAACCAAACTTCTCAACATTATTATAAGCAGATTTTATTGCTTTGTAAATATCATTATCAGATGCAGTAATAACAGCTAAATCGGGGGAATAATTTGTAGAAACAAGTTCTTTTTCATATTTCATTTCATAAACATATGTTTCGTTTTTTATTTCGTCTGGAATAACTATTTTCTGTCCATCTTTTAATCCTTTAACAGCATCAAAGTGTTCATTAAATATTCTTATAGCAACACCAAACTTTTTGTCTAATGGATTTTGATTAGAAACAATTTTTTCAAATAATTTACCATTAGACATTGACATTTCGGCAAAAATACTATCAAAACCTACCCGCTGGCTGCAGTATTCGCTCCCATAAATATTATCATTTTCATCTATTAACAAAGACAGGTCCCACACAAATAATCCCTTTCTTTGCTTTGCCATATCATAAACTATTTGAGGAAAAGCAATTTTATTAATTTCATCTAATGGATTAGTTCTTACAACTAAAGAAAGAGCTGCACCAACCTGAACACCAACATCGCCAGCATCTCTAAATTTTGCTTCTATGTCTATATCTGTAAATATAACCTCTCCGTTGTTAAATACAATCATAGGAGTTATTTCTTTTGGGTTTATTATCTTTTCAACTAAGATAAATCCTTTTGATTCGTATTCTTTTTTGAATTCATTTAAAGCAGAAATTAATATTTCTCTCGCCGTTTCTACTTCATTGTTTTCCGGAACAACCGTTTTGGCATCATCTGAATTTCCTTTTAAAACCCAAATTTTATCTGATTGATTTATAAAATTTATGGCATCTTGGATATTTTTAAATTCCATTCTTTCTATAACCCTAACATCTGGATAGTGTTCTTTAATAAAATTTTGAGCCATATCCCTATCTGTTTCCATTTTGAAATCAAACTCTGTTGGAAACAACCCATTTCTAAAACCCATTTTTTGAACTATATCAGCATATTTATAAAGATTGTTAAAATCAAAGAATATAAAATAATTGTCTTTATTAGAAATAGACTGCATTGCTTTAAGCATTTTAGAAGGAGTATATTTCTTTATAAGTCCATCGTATTGAGACATTCTCCTTCTTTTAACTTCTACCTCTTCTTTTTTGCCCGGAATAAGCAAGTCTTCTACTTGGCAAACATAAACCTCCTCGCCGTCATTTAATAATCTCCAAGCGATTGGCAAACTTAATCCCTCAAATGTAAAAAATATATACTTCATATTAATCTTCTTTACCGCTTAATATATCATATAATGTTTGGGTTTTGTAGCGAAGTTCTGGTCTAAGGAATTTTTCTGTTTCTTTTTCTATAAGTTGATAAGTTCTTTCTTGGTCAATTAATTGTTGTAATCTCTCTTGTTCCTCTTT